CCGTCCAATCTCCATGTTTGATCTCCGGTGGATTCAAATTTCACACCAATATATTTTCCTGTAACTCTGACTGGAACCTTTGATTGTGAGTCAGGATTAAAGGTATACGGGCCTTCCCACGTAATACTTTCCTCTGTTGACATCTGTGCGCCTACATAGACGTTCACAGTATTAGCATCATTAGATGACATCTTGGGCCAGACAGATAGAACCTTCTTTACCATTGTTGCATTAGGCTGTCCTGACTCATCTACAGTTATACCGGTTCTTTCAATGTAGGATGTCATGTTAGTTCCATCCTTCGTGTTTCCGGTTTCATGCCGATACATTTTAGTGTCAGTTGCAGATGCCATCACCAGAGATTTACCAGCCGTATTGGAAAAGGCTGATGCACCCGCTGTATTCCAGTTCAGTGAGTTATTCGCCCATGTACTCGTATCAGCAGACCAAGATGCAGAGGATAAGGGGTCACCTTCAATACCGTATCCGATCATTGATGTTTCTGGAAGATCACGCTCTGTAAATGTTTGATTTGCCCAGTTCCAGACCAAGGCTTTATCGCACTGTGCGTTTGTTAAATTACCAGACGATACATAGCAAGCCCACATCTCAGTATTTCCATAGTCTGCAACTACAAATGCCTTTTCATGCTCATCGCCATTCATATTGCCGAACAAATAATCCCTCATCTTATGAGGAAGGATAGATTCAATCTTCATCCCATCGTTAATGTAGATGTCACCATTACCGAAAACGAAATGCCTATCCCCAAACTCCGCTACACAGTTTGTAGACAGTGCGCCAATCGTCGGGGATAATTGACGAAAAGCAAAGATAAAAGGAGTGCCAACATAGGACATCTGGTAGACGGAATCCTCTTTGTAGATCATAAATTTGTCTGTCAGGGGAAGACCATCTAGTATGGCTCCTTTTGAATCAGCAAGTTCATACTCACCTGCATCAACCGTTGCAGAGGTTTCATCCCATGAGGATGGAACAGTTTGTATAGCCGCTTCTGTTGACCACTTCACTAAATTGGAATACTTAGTACCGGATTTTGATACGTTAAGGGAAATCAGAAAGGAGCGAAATGCTTTTATAGATTTACATTCAGTAGAGGCTGGCCAGTTAGTCAAATCTGCCATCCTAGTGCCTACAGCGGGTACACCAGAACTTAATGCCCAGAATTGTGGGTCATCAACACCGTTGGTCATAATGAGAACACCAGCTAAGACGGTGGATATCCAGCCTCCTCTAGCTGTAGCACTGTAATCACCGGATGATCGAGTTATATCAGTCCATGATGAACCGTTATGAACATAAATCTTAGCCAGCCCACCAATTACCCAGTAAGACGCAGACCCCGCTACTAGGTTAGTAATGTAATAAGGTGCAACAGGACAGGAGGCCATAACCTCCTTATAGCCGGGGGTCTTCTGTATAGCCCCATGCTCTGCTCTTATGTTGTTGCCATCCGTCCAGACGTTATTGGGAAGTTGCCAAGCATTTATATCCTTGATAATCCCAATCTGCCCTACTTGGTCAATAGGGATTAAAGCCATTAGGGTTTAGTCGGCCAGCTTACATCGAATGGATCGGCATTATTTGAAGGAACATCCCTTAATGCCTGACGATAGGTTCTCCAACTTTCTTGGTCTGCACCGGGGTAACCGGGAAGATCGCGCCAATCACTACCTGAAAGAAGCGTATCCCGATCATTCCTGACACCTCGCCATTTATCTTCTTCATCCGCTGATATTTCTTCAGCGGTTTTAGCCTGTACTACCCAGCCCTGCGACCATACGCCCCCATCTGCAACCGGCGTACCTTCAACTACTCGCTGTGTACGCGCATCAAACGATGGTTTCGCAACTTCCTCAACCACTACCGCACCATACGCATCCCTGATATGTGGAACTCGCAATGGATCAGTCGGAAAGGATGTATGGGGATATTCCGCTTTCAGTTCTGGAACCCCATAAGGGTACACAGTAACCGAATTATTTTCTACTCTTGCCCATGTCGTCATTTTCTAAAATCCTCTGGTAATTAAATTAAGTTTCCTTGAAGCACCAATCATCGCGTACCAACTTCTTTATCCCTATCCTCTTCATTACAGCATGATGAGCGGTAGCGTACTTGTCTGCCATCGCATCAAGAAAGCAATAAAAATGTTCTATGTTGGGTTCTTTCCCATCCTCCATCATTCCTTCATTTGCGACGATGTAATCGTGCAGATGTTTCCTAGCAGCCTGCGGATGAATGCCGAACTGTTCCAAGTATTCGGCTGAACCCCTACCGATCATTCCATGTGCCATCATTTCCTGAAAGGCGGTTCTAAACCCCATCTTAATGTGATGCCGAATCTCGCCTTTTTCAGCATCTCTTTCATCCCATTTTTCAGGTATACCATGTGCTTCCCTGATCTCGTCATAGACATCCTGAAACATTCCGATCTCTTTTACGGCACCCTCGATAGATATTCTTGCGCGATCCAGGCCACGATCAAGTTCCTGAACTTTCAACTGCGATAGTTCATCATCCTTTTCCATCAGCTTCTTTTTCTTGATCTCGTTCTTTCTTAGCTTGAAAGCAGAACCTTCCAATGCGGATTTTTTCTGGTCTATCTGTGCGAGGATTTGCCTTAAATGACGGTAAGGTTCAGCACCAGCCATATTAAGCGTCATCAGTTGGGATGTTGTCTGGGTGTTCCTTCTTCCCGCTGTATTCATTGCCCTGTAAATCTCAGGCAAACGATCAGCTATTTTCTCTAAAGCCTTTGAATCAAGGTTTATCGACGAGTCTTTCAGTAAGGCAAGAGAACTACTACCGCTCAAAGTTAAATTATTCAATCTGCGTTGGACCCCACAGTATTCCCGTATTTTCTAGCTACTGATAAATCTCCAAAATCTGTTGAGTTACCTGCGCTGCTAATCGTTACATACTCCATTTGGTTTGTTGGATTATTACTATTGCTAGCACCACCGCCGAATACTCCCCTATCATCTGTACCGCTACTAACCCCTGCCATAATACCCCATGTTTCCGTTAAATCCCCAAAATCCGTAGCATTGCCAGTGCTATTTATTGTTATGTATTCGATAACATTACTTACAGGATCGCCGGGGCTTGGCTGACCATCATAAGTTCCCCGTGGGCCTCCAGCCATAATCCCCCGCTCACTCGTGCTATTACTGCACGCTTGCATACCTCTATGCTTACCAGTTAAATCCCCGAAATCAGAGGTATTTCCTGTAGATGTAATTGTTAGGTAGGAGATAGCATTTGTGTTATCGGCTGGGTCTAAAAAACCACCAATACCAACCGCTCTATCATTTGATCCATTACTTGTAGCAGTCAGGTTCGTAACCAAAGGAGAATAATCCCCAAAATCTGTTCCATTACCAGCACTACTAATCGTTATATAGTCAATATCACTTGTACGTTGGCCGGGACTAGTATAGTTACCAGACATAAATACACCCCTGTCATCAGCAAGATTACTTGCTGCACCAGCAGAATACTTCTCATGGGTAAGATTGCCAAAGTCTGTAGCATTCCCAGCAGAGGAGATCGTTACATATTGAATAACATCGTTATCTGCGGCAGGACTGGCTGAAGCCGGGGCATGCTGACCAGCCGATACACCCCTGTCACTAGAACCATTACTACATCCGAAGTTATTGACATTACCACTCACCATATTCCCGAAGTCTGTAGCATTGCCGGTACTAGCGATATTTATATAATCTATTACATTGTCTGAAGCACCATCATCGCCACCAGCGAACACTCCTCTTGCGCCACCAGCTTGGGCAGATGCTGCAAATAAGGCAGCTTTGTTTGATCCTAAAGGCATAATTTCTCCCTATTTAACGTCAGCACCGGCAAGGAATCCTAGCCATGTCGTACCAGCATCAATCGTTGTAAATGTAATAACATCCAGACCGGATGAGGTTAAAGAAGGTGCGGAACCGCCAGCCCAGTCAACAGCCCCCGGCCAATTAACAGTCTGCGAACCACCGTTTGTCAGGTGTAATGTGAACGAACAGGCTTTACCTGTAGCCGAAGGATTCGTGAAGGTAAAGGTTTGCGTTCCTGTCGATACGGTTGCAGTAACAACATTTCCAGCGGAAACGTCGATAGCATCGGTACCACCACCAACATCACCCAACACATTTATGGTTTCGGCATAGTCTTTAATCTCTGGCCTTATGGCTTGTTCATCTTGAAAGTTAATGTACCCGCCCAAGAGCATATCGGCAGCCGAATCTATAGCTATTGCAGCAGTAGTTCCATGTGCAACCCCCGCTCCAATCTCTAACTTGTCGGTGCCGTCATCAAGACCTATCCGATAATCAACTGCATTTCCGTCAAAATTAAGGTAAGTATCAACAGCAGCCCCATCACCTATCGTAACCGTATCATCAGTGATACTCAGTATTTCATTTGTTCCTACAGTGGAACCTTCACCAATGATTAGTTTGTCAACGCTATCATCTAGGGCTACGTAAAAATCCTTTGCGTTCCCATCGAATACAATCGCTGTATCTACAGCAGCCCCATCACCCAAGGTTACAGTATCATCTGTAATGGTAAGGATAGGGTTAGTGCCGACAGTGGAACCTTCGCCAATAACAAGTTTGTCTGCACTGTCGTCAAGCGCTACATAGAAATCCTTGGCATTGCCGTCAAACAGAAGGGTTGTATCTTCTGCACCTGCATCACCTATTGTTACCTTGGGCGTAGTTCCGCTGACAACGACATCCCCAGCAATGGTAACTACCCCACTCGCAGATTGAGTAAGTGCCTTAGAGTTTGCGGAAGTACCAAGAGTGGTGATATCTAAGTAGTTTAATTCCGCAGCCGTAGCTGTTACGCCGTCGAGGATATTTAATTCTGCTTCAGATGAAGCAACAGCGGTTGTTCCTGTAAGACCGCTGAATTGAGTCTTCAGAACAGTTTTCAACATCCTAAGATGATCGTCGCCTACTGATACAGAGTCAGAAGCAACGGGATTAGTTGCCACTAATTGACTGATGTATGTTGCAGTTTCTTTTGCCATAGTTATATTCTCACTTCATATCTTTATTTGAACGGTGGCCCTAAAAACCAGCCGACTAATGAATACCTAGTTCCTTTAGTTACAGGCGCAACCCTATGGTGCATAAAGGAGGGAAATACTACGATGGAACCAACTTTATTGAATTCTGGTGTTGAGATTATACATTTCGTCTTATCATAAGAAGCGAATTGAAACTCGCCACCCTCATAGTCATCGTTTAGCAATACGGTTGCGCTTAATTTCCTCACATATTTATTAGGATCGGCCCCGTATTGTTCCCCCGCTGTATGATCCCCAAAACCATCCTTATGCCAATTATAGAAACCACCTTCCTTGTACCTAGTTAGCTGTAGTCTTCCTAGACCACCGACATCGTATCCCCATCCAGCATTTATATTGGCAGATTCGATGTAGGGCGTGATTAAGTCAACTACCCAACGGCAATTACCCAGCCACTTTACATCGCTAATTCTTGTATCCTTATCAACCGCACCCTCTGACTTATTACCAACTTGGCCCGGATCAAACCCATCCCCACCTAAGTTTATTATTTTCTCGCAAGTTTCCTTATCAAATCCTTGTTCAAAAATGTGCCACTCATTAAATGCAATCATCCAGCAATTAGCCCATATCTGCTCCAGCAGCAAATCCGTACCAGATTGTTCCCGCATCTATTGTTGTAAATGTCAGGATGTCTATACCGCTAGATGTTAATGATGGTGCCGATCCACCGGCCCAATCTACAGCAGCAGGCCAGTTCACGGTTTGTGATCCACCATTAGTTAGGATCAGGGTAAACGAACATGATTTTCCAGTAGCAGATGGGTTGGTGAATGTAAAAGTCTGCGTTCCAGTTGATACCGTAGCGGAAACTACATTACCAGCGGTGATGTCGATTGCATCAGTACCGCCGCCAGTATCACCCAGTGCATTAAGGGTTTCGGCATAATCCGTAAACCTGGGCCTTCCGATAACTTCATCCGCACAAGCGATTCCGCCACCTAGTGTCATATCACCATTAACATCCATAGATATGCCAGCGGCTGTTCCATGTGCTGAACCACCACCAATCTCTAATGTGTCAGTACCATCGTCAAGTCCAATGCGGAAGTCCTGTGCATTACCATCAAAGATAATGTAGGTATCTTCGGCAGTCGCGTCACCAATCGTAATCTTAGGTTGGTTAAACTTAGTTTCCGACCCATCACCATTTACAGAAATCAGAGTATTACTACCAGCGGTCGTACCCGTACCGATAACTAAGTCATCCGCAGAATCGTCAAGACCGACATGAAAATCTAAGGCGTTACCATCAAAGGCAACCATTGTATCTTCTGCCGTACCATCGCCTACCGTAACAGTGGGAACTTTAAGCTGTACTTCAGTAGCATCACCATTAATTGAAACAATGGTGTTTGTTCCAAGCGTACTACCTGTACCTATTACGAGATCGTCAGCAGAGTCATCCAAGCCAACATGGAAATCAAGAGCATTACCGTCAAACTTTACTTGCGTGTCCTCAGCAGTACCATCTCCAACAGTTACCGTAGGTACTTTCAATTCAATACCAGTGGCATCGCCATTGATAGATACCAGAGTATTCGAGCCAGCGGTTGTGCCAGTGCCTATGACTAAATCATCAGCAGAATCGTCTAATGAAATATGAAAGTCCAAAGCATTGCCATCGAAAGCAAGCATAGTATCTTCTGCTGTAGCGTCACCTATAGTAACTTTCGGCTGCGCGAATATTGTTCCTGTTCCATCGCCATTAATAGATACTAGAGTATTTGAACCCGCAGTAGACCCTGTTCCTATCACAAGATCATCGGCTGAGTCATCAAGTGCAACGTGGAAGTCCAGTGCATTGCCGTCAAAAACAACCTTCTGGTCCTCTGCGCCACCATCACCTACTGTTAGGTTTCCGCCAACTATAAGATCGGTAGTAAATCTACCAGTAGAATTGACATCAAGAGCGTATGAAGGGCTGGTATCACCAATCCCTACCATTTGATTTTTCAGC